AAATTTCACCATCTCAGAATGTTTATTACAAAGATTATCTTGCATACAATTCAACTTACATCTATTCAGGAAAATCAGTAGGAGATACTGCTGATGCATATTGGGGGACCACACCAGTAGCAGTTAATTTTACATCTGGATTTACTCCACAAAATACTACTTCTGGTGTTTGGGGAGTTAATGCAGAAGGTGTTACTTTTAACTCAATTGGAAATGCATCTTACACTCTTCAAAATGGTTGTGATTATAGCACTCCATCTGGTGGAGCAAATTATATTGGTGGATTTACAGTTTCTCTGACAAATCTAACTGATGCTTATGACTATCTTGCAAATGCAACTGCAGTTCCTCTTGATTTCTTACTCCAAGGAAGCACTGCATTAGGTAAAGAAGAAGAACAAGCAAAAGCAAATTATTTAATTTCTATTGCAGAATCAAGAAAAGATTGTCTTGCATTCATTTCTCCTAACAGAGAGTCTATTGTAAATGTAACTTCTGCTTCAACACAACTTACTAATGTATTATCATTCTTTAGTCCATTGACTTCTTCATCATATGCAGTATTTGATAGTGGATATCAGTATGTTTATGATAGATTTAATCAACAGTTTGTTTACATTCCATGCTCTGCTGATGTAGCAGGTCTGTGTGCAAGAACTAATATTGAACAGTTCCCATGGTTCTCACCAGCAGGAAGTGCAAGAGGAACCATTAAGTATGCAATCAAACTCGCATACAATCCAGACCAAAATGCAAGAGATCGACTGTATTCTCAAAGAATCAACCCAATCATTTCTTCTCCTGGTTCAGGAAACATTCTCTTTGGAGATAAGACTGCACTTGCCTATCAATCTGCATTTGATAGAATCAATGTCAGAAGACTGTTTATTACAATTGAAAATGCAATCAGAGGTGCAGCAAATGCACAACTCTTTGAGTTCAATGATGCTACCACAAGAGCAAACTTCATCAACATTGTTGAACCATATCTGAGAGATGTTCAAATCAAGAGAGGCATCACTGACTTCCTCCTTGTTTGTGATGAAACCAACAACACCCCTGATGTAATTGATAGAAATGAATTTATTGCTGACATTTATGTGAAACCTGCAAGATCAATCAACTTTATTGGTCTTACCTTTGTTGCTACCAGAACTGGGGTTTCATTTGAATCCATTGTAGGTACAGTTTAATTTAATCAGGAGAAACTAAAATGGCTTTACAAGGACCAGCTTTTAATACAAGAAGAATTGATGATTTTAAAACTAAATTAAAGGGTGGTGGTGCTCGCAGCAATCTTTTTGAGGTAAGTTTTGGATCACAGTTTGGTGTTCCAAACAATACTGCTACATCAACTGGAGCAACCAATTCAGTATTTTCACAACTTGGAGTGACTTTTGAGGATAAAGATTTGATGTTAATCAAGGCAGCTGGATTGCCAGCATCAAATATTACAGAAATTCCAGTTCCTTTCAGAGGAAGAACTCTTAAAATTGCTGGTGATAGAACCTTTGATGTTTGGACCATCACAGTTATTAATGACACTGACTTCAAATGGAGAAGTTTCTTTGAAAGATGGGTCAATTATATTGTCAAAACTTCTGATGGTTCTGGTACTATCAACCCATCAGAGTATATGGCAGACATGAATGTAGCACAACTTTCAAGAGGTCCTGGAGTTACTCCAAATTCACTTAATACAGGTAATAGTGAAGTTTTAAGAAAGTATGTGGTTCATGGTGTATTCCCAACTGCAGTATCTCAAATTGACCTCTCCTACAATAATGAAAATGAAATTGAAGAGTTTACAGTAGATCTTCAAGTTCAGTGGTGGGAAGCATACTCTGGAACTGGTTCTAGAGATATAGTCTAAATACTATTACAGTTTAAAATTATACTATGCCAAAGCTTTTTGGATTTTCTATTGAGGATAAACCAGAGTTACCTAAAGGTGCTATATCCCCTGTCCCCGACAACAACGAGGATGGGGTTGATTACTATATTACTTCTGGTTTTTATGGACAATATGTAGATATTGAAGGTGTATTCAGAAATGAATATGACCTGATTAGAAGATATCGTGAAATGTCATTACACCCAGAGTGTGATAATGCTATTGAAAATATTGTAAATGAAGCTATCATCAGTGATTTAAATGATTCTCCTATTGAGATTGAATTAAGTAATCTTAATGCCAGTGATGGATTAAAGAAAATTATCAGAGAAGAGTTCAAATATATCAAAGATTTAATGGACTTTGATAAAAAGTCCCATGAAATTTTTAGGAATTGGTATGTTGATGGTCGTCTTTTGTATCACAAAGTCATTGACTTGAAGAAACCAGAAGAAGGTATTCAAGATATTAGAAATATAGATCCTCTCAAAACAAAGTTTATGAGAGTTGAAACTAAAACCAAGCAAGAGCAAGGTAAGTCATATGTTACTGATGCAAAGAATAGAGATGCATTTAAAGAACCTGAAATAGAAGAGTATTTCATTTACTATCCAGAATCAAGCATTCAAAAGTATGCTGCAACTGGTAAAGGAATTCAAATTGCAAAGGATGCAATAACTTTTGTAACATCTGGTCTTGTAGATAGAAATAGAAAACTTACACTTTCATATCTCCACAAAGCAATCAAAGCACTCAATCAACTTAGAATGATTGAAGATGCTCTGGTTATTTACAGATTATCACGTGCTCCAGAACGTAGAATTTTCTATATTGATGTAGGCAATCTTCCTAAAGTAAAAGCAGAGCAATACCTGCGTGATGTAATGAACAGGTATAGAAATAAACTTGTCTATGATGCAAACACAGGTGAAATGCGTGATGATAAGAGATTCATGAGTATGATGGAAGACTTCTGGCTTCCAAGAAGAGAAGGTGGTAGGGGAACTGAAATCACAACTCTTCCTGGTGGACAGAATCTTGGAGAACTGGCTGATGTTCAGTATTTCCAAAAGAAACTGTTTAGAGCATTAAATGTTCCAGAATCAAGAACTGCATCTGATGGTGGGTTTAACTTAGGTCGTTCATCTGAAATCTTAAGAGATGAATTGATGTTTGGTAAGTTTATTGGACGTTTGAGAAAGAGATTCTGCCATCTATTCCATGATATGCTTAGAACTCAATTGATTCTTAAGAATATTGTAACCCCAGAAGATTGGGAAAAAATGAGTGATCATATTCAGTATGATTACTTGTATGATAGTCATTTTGCTGAGCTCAAAGAAACTGAGTTAATGAATGAAAGATTGAATCTTGCAGCAGCAGTTCAACCTTACATTGGAACATACTACTCAAAAGATTATGTAAGAAGAAGAATTCTTAGACAAACAGATCAAGAGATTGTTGATCAAGATAAACTTATTAAAAAAGAAATTCAACAGGGTGATTATGCTGATCCTAAAGAAAATCCACCTATGGGACCAGGAGGATCACCAATTCTCCCAGTGTCTGTTGACCAACAAATGCAGATGCTTGGTCAAATTCCTATGGAACCTGGATTAGAAGACCAAGGAATGTCAACTGATGCTCAGGCTCAATCTGCTACAAAAATGAATACCAAAGCAGCAGAAATATAAATACTTTTATAAATTTTGAGGACTTTTTATGGACCCAAATTATGATTTGTTGGATATCTTAATGACTAATAATTCAGCAGAAACTGCTTCTGAAAAAATCAAGGAAATTCTGTATTCAAAATCTGCTGAAAAAATTAACTCATACAGACCTGCAATTGCACAAGCGATGTTTGGTAATGTTCAAGATTCAGAAGGAGAGGCATGATTACAAAACTTTTAGGTGCTGAAATTCCATTACCAACAACTACTGGTGCAGCAACTAGCTTTACAGAAGCATCAGCAGTACGTCTTGTCAATACTGACACAAATGTACATATTGTCAGTGTAGTTGAAACTCAAGGTGGGACTGGAATTGGGTCTATGACGATGCCTGCTGGTTCTGTTGAAATTATAACTAAAGTAGCAAGTCACTGTGTCTTTTCAGATAGTGCAACTGTAAAAGGTTCCAAAGTAGGATTTACCAACTAAACAAATGAAACTTATCACAGAAGAGATCGAATCAGTAGAAATTATTACAGAAGAAAAGAATGGTGTACAGTCTCTGTATATCACAGGACCTTTTCTTCAAGCTGAGGTAACAAATAGAAATGGAAGAAATTATCCTTATACTATTTTAGAAAGAGAAGTGAAGAGATATAATGATGCATTCATCCAGAATGGTCGTGCTCTTGGTGAACTTGGACACCCAGATGGTCCAACAGTTAACCTGGATAGAGTATCACACATGATTACTTCTCTTACAGCAGAGGGTAATAATTTTATTGGTAAGGCAAAAATTCTTGATACCCCTATGGGT